GATAGGCGGAGCCATTGACGCACTGGGTGACTTTATCGGCAATCTTGATATTGCGGCAATCGGCGGCACTTTTATGGATATCGTCGGCACAATCGGCAGTATCATCGGCGGGCTTGCCGGAATCATCGTTGATGTAGTCACGCAGGCCCAAACACAGGGAACATTTTTTAATGCTGTCTGGCAAGGTATACAAGCGGTCGTACAGGGCGCCGCAGGAGTAATACAGGGCGTTATTGACTTTGTCACTGCGCTCATAAACGGCAACTGGAAAGGCGCATGGACAGCGGCGCAGGGCATCGTCTCGACAATCTGGCAGACTATCAAAAACGTCTTGCAGGCGGTCTGGAATGCAATTAAGGCTGTCGCTATCTCCGTCTGGAATGCGATTAAGACAGCCGTCACAAAGCCTATCAATCAGGCAAAACAGGCGCTGTCTGATGCATGGTCTATCATCAAATCAACGGCATCCAATATGTGGAGTGCTCTGAAATCAACCGCATCAAACGTGTGGAACGGCATCAAGACAGCGGTGACGACTCCGATTGATAGCCTGAAACAGGCCTTATCTGATGCGTGGGACGCAATCAAAAAGACTGCGGGGGATGCCTGGGATGCCATCAAGAAAAAACTTACAAAACCCATCGAGGACGCCAAGGATAAAATCGACAGTATCGTTAAAACAATCAAGGGCTTTTTCCCTATCAGCATCGGAAAATGGCTCAAGAATCTCCCAAAAATCACACTGGAGACCACACAGAAAACAATACTCGGCAAGACCGTCACGATCCCGACCGGATTCAAGTGGCATGCAAAAGCCATGGAACAGCCGTTTATGTTTACCAAGGCGACAATTTTCGGTGCAGGCGAGGCGGGCGACGAAATCCTTTACGGACGTGAGGCGCTCCTGAACGATATCCGCGAAGCTACAAGCGGAGGCGGTTACACCCAGAACATCACGATCAACGCCCCGAAGCAGCTAAATCCGTCGGAAGTTGCACGAATGACAAAGAATGAGACAAGGCGCATGGTCATGCGAATGAGGACAACGTAACATGGCATCGAATCGAATCATTAGATGTATAAACGAGGACGGCTTTTCTCTCGACTTCACCGAGCAGGGATTTGGGCCTTTTCTGCTGACGGATGCGGATGGACTCTATGAATCCAAGAATACCGTTTATGTCTCCGAAAACAGCATGATTGACGGAGCGACCTATCAGGGGAGCGTGGCAAAGTACCGTAATATTGAGCTGACGCTGACCGATACCGGAAACTATCCGGAGAACAGAGACGCCCTGAACAGACTGTTTAAAGAGAAGTCAAAAGGCACGCTTATCTTCTGGGAAGCAGATGCCAGTCCCCGAAAAATCGATTATTACGTGGAGAAATTCAACTCGTCCGGCGAGGATCCATTTCGAGAGCATCAAGTATCGCTCATCTGTCCTGACCCGTTTTTCTACGACCTTGGCGCAAGTACGGAAGGAATGGGTTCGTGGGTATCAGCTTTCACATTTCCTTTTGCATCTCCGTCAACAGGGTTTGTTTTTGGATATAAGGACAATTCCAGAATCCAGACAATACAGAATGATTTTGCAGAGGATAACATCGGCATAACGATCATTATGTCGTGCTTGGGTGCAGTTACAAATCCGTCCATTACGCATATTGAGACTAATTCCAGTATCCATATCGGGCATGAAGGAAAGCCGTTTAGCATGGTGGCGGGCGATATTGTGACCATCACAACGGCAACAGGCAATAAGCATGTGACGTTGACCCGCAACGGCGTTACATCCGAAATTAATCATTATTTGACGGAAGATTCTGTGTTCATCCAGTTAATGCGTGGCAGTAATTCCTTCGGTTTTGGGGCAGATTCCGGTGCCAATAACCTGACGATTACACTCGAATATACATACAAGTATGCGAGGGCATGATTATGGAAATACGCATTTATAATCGTGATATGGAATTTCAGGGGATTATCGAAAATCAGCGTAGCCTGCTCTGGAATCGCAAGTATAACGAAGCCGGAGACTTCGAATTGCATACGCCTATCACTCCATACAATGTGTCCTTGCTGAAAATCAGCAATCTTGTGTGGAAACAAGGAGCAGTGGACGCAGGCATCATCGAAGGGCTGCGCATCGAGGAAGATGCAGACGGTAATGACCTTGTAGTAACGGGGCGATTCCTTCCGGCGTATTTTGACAGGCGGCTGATATATCCGACCTTTGATTTTTACGGCATGGCAGAAGTGGGAATGCGCTCGCTTGTGAATGACCAGACCGTGCCGATTCCCAGAGTGCAGTTGGGAACGTTGAACGATTTTACAGAAGAAATCGGCTTTCAGGTAACATACAAAAATCTTTTGAGTACACTGCAAAAGATTGCAAAACAGGCACAGTTCGGCTTCCGTCTCCGTCCTGACTTTACCAACAAAACATTGACGTTTGAGGTGTACAAGGGTGCTGATAAATCGATGGCACAGTCCGACAGGGCAAGGGTGATTTTCTCTGAGGACTTCCGCAATCTCAATAGGGCGGTCTACGAGAGCAACGAACAGGTATATGCAAATGTCTGCTATGTCGGCGGTCGCGGCGAAGGTGAGGAAAGGGAGTATGTTGTTGTTGGCGAGACAGAATCAACAGGGCTTGACAGAAGAGAAATCTACATAAACGGCTCTGACATAATGCCTGACAACATCACAGAGGAAGAATATCATGCGGCACTGGAACAGCGCGGATATGACAAACTCGCATCGTGCGCACGATACAACTCTTTGGAGTGCGAGGCTATCCCATACGGCAATTTTGAGTACGGCATCGACTATGACCTTGGCGATATCGTGACGGTAAGAAAAGAATCGTGGGATTTAGGCGAGAATCTGAGAATGACCGGAATCACTGAAGTCTACGAGGACGGAGCACGCAAGGTTCAGCCGGTATTCGGTGAGCCTATACCGATAACAGCAAAATGGGAGGAGGATTAAATGCAGTACCCTTTGTTTTACAACAGCGTAAAAGTTGACGGTGTTGACGATAGATCGTATGACGCAGACAGTTTTTCTGACTGGCTCAAAAAGTTTTTTACAACCGGCGTATTTAAAGATGAGTTACAAGTTACCGCTTCCGGCGGCATGGGTCTTTCGGTATCTGCCGGATACGCCAACATCAACGGTAAAGTGATGATGTTTGGACAGACTCCACTCACTGTAGGTACAGCGGACGGCACATATTACCGCATCGACTCAGTAATCATCGAGCGCAACGACACAGACAGGCAGTTTTACATCAAGATTGTGCAGGGCACTACCGGCACAGAATCATCCGTTACAGGCGTTACTCCGGTGCGTTCGGGAGTGGTTTATCAGCTTGTTATTGCACGCATCAAAGTGAGACCTGGAGCAACAGCTATCACGCAGGCGGATATTACTGACACGAGAGCCGACTCCAACCTCTGCGGATACGTTGCCGGAACAGTTACACAGATGGATTTTTCGCAGTTCAAGGCACAATTCGATGCCTACTTTAATGATTTTAAAACCGGACAGCAGGCAGATTTTGATGAGTGGTTTGCCAACTTGCAGTATGTGCTTGATGGTGATGTCGCAGGACATCTGCAGAATGAGATTGACAAAAAGCTGAACAAGTCCGGCGGTGCTATTAACGGTCTTTTGTCCATCAATGCGACTGAAACTACCGGCAATGATGGTGCAGTTTTAGTGCGTTCAGATACAGGCGGTGCAAGCGGTGAACTCATAGCAGACCGGAATGGAGAATTCGGCTTATGGGATACTGAGCACGGTAGATGGGTATGCAGAAATGATGCAGACGGCAGACCGCATGTGCCTGTAAATCCGGCAGTGCTTAATTCTGCAAAGGTTGCCTGCACAACTGTCGGTACATCCTTCAAATATACAACCGTCTCGGGGCTTGCAAATTGGTCGATTGTGGCTGTGCACTTCACCGTATACGAAACGTCACAGGTGGCTTTCTTCGTGCGTGGCGAAGGACACGAGAGGCTTCTTACTGACGCTCCCAATCTCGGACGCTTCCGTGGCGGCATCGTCGTAGACTGGAGCAACAACCGCATCGGCATTCGAGCGATTGCGGCAGGCAGTAATAACAACTACGCCAATAACATCTACTTTGATTATGTCTACGGCATTTTGTAAGCGAGGGCATCTATGGAAACAAAAATTCTAAAAGCTGTTTTCGGCGGCGGCACATCTACCGTCACCAATAAGCGCACGAGGACGGATTACGGACAGGTGCTCGAGATCATTGGCATCGACCTGCCGGATACTTTTGAGTGCATTTTATCCAATTCCGCCACCACTGCCGGAGTCGGTAAAAAAATGATTGGCAGTGCTCAGCGTGTATTGATTCCCGATGAGTATCTCACAACAGGGCAGACCATCTATGCATGGATACTCCTGCATGATACCGAGGACGATGGACGGCATATGTACAGCATCCGCATTCCCGTGGCTGATATGCCGGATACATCACCGGAAGAGCCTACGCCTGTGGAGCAGAGTGTTATCTCGCAGGCAATCACCGCCCTCAATTCCGCAGTGACTACAACCACGCAGAAGGCTCAGGAAGCCACGGAAAGCGCAGACCGAGCAGAGCATGCGGCGGAAGGTGCGGAAGGATATGCAGAGCGTGCTGAGGCGGCTCAGAGTGCATCGGAGAGCGCAAGGGATATTGCACTGGAAGCAAAGGTGAGTGCGCAGGCATCGGCGGCTACGGCAACGGAAAAAGCCAGTGAAGCAATCAGCAGTGCAACGACCGCAAGTCAGAGTGCAATCACGGCTGAGAATGCATCGGAGAGCGCAAGGGCAAGCGCAACGGCAAGTGCTGGGAGTGCATTACAGGCGAGCCAGTCAGCAGATACGGCAAGCGGTAAAGCGAGTGATGCAAGCGAGTCCGCACAGACCGCAAGCCAGAAGGCATCAGAAGCCGCCCAGAACGCATCAACAGCAGTACAGGCAAAGACGGACGCTGAGACTGCAAAGACCGCATCTGAGACCGCACAGGGGCTTGCAGAGACAGCACGGAATGATGCAGTCAGCGCAAAGACAGGGGCTGAGTCAGCAAGGGACGAGGCACAGGAAATTGTTGATGGTATCACTGGCAAGGTTGAGCAG